GAACAATTAGAGAAATTACAAGAATCTCAAAAGAAGTACGCTGCTATTAAGCACGACTTAGGACAACTTGAAGTACAGAAACACGGATTATTACATTTGTGGGCAGGTGTTCAAGAAGAAGATAACAAGTTCAAACAAGAGCTAGAAAAAGAGTATGGTAAGATAAATATCAACTTGGAAGATGGTTCTTATGAAGAAATAAAAGAAGATAAAAAAGAATAATGAAATAAAAATGAGCAAACCAACTGAAATAGGAGAATCTACAAAGATAACTGCTGACATCAAAACTATAGGAATTATTATAGCAGGTGCAGTATCATTAGCGTTAATGTACACAGATTTAAACAAGGGCATTGAGGAGGCAAAGCTTCTCCCCGAAGCACCTGTTACAAGGTCAGAATATGATTTAAAAGACCAATTGATACGAGAGCAAATAATGAATACTGCTAAACAAGTAGAAGAAAACAGCGATAAATTAGACAAAATAGATGAAAAATTATATGAAATTATACAACGATGAAAAAGGTACTTGTCCTAATTGTATTAATTGTATCTGCAATAAGTAACGCACAAGATTATACAGTTTTACATATTAATAGTTCTTGGAATGTCAGAAACGATTATAAAGATTTAAGAAAGATACAAGGTGCTAGAATTGTAAAAGCGTTTCTTGAAGACCAACAACCAAGCATAAGACAGCAAATAAAATCTGTGCCTGTAATTCTTATTTACAAAGACAATAATGTAATAGGGCGTTGGGACGCAGATTTATCATTAAGTATACAAATTCCTGTTTCAGAAATACAAGAGGTTATAAACAGCTCTAAAATAATATCAAGACGACAAACAACTGACTAATGATTAGTAAACATATTTCAGAAAAAGAAGCAACTAAAAGCGTTACAGCTTTACGATTAGGTATAGATAACACGCCTGACGGAGATACGCTTAACAATATGAAGATAGTTGCAGAAAAAGTATTTGAACCATTAAGAGAATATGTAGGTGGTGCAATAAAGATAAATAGCTTTTACAGGTCAAGTGCTTTAAACGAAGCGATAGGCGGTTCTACTAGAAGTCAGCATTGCAAAGGTCAAGCTATGGACATAGACGACATCTACGGACACAAAACAAATAAAGAGATGTTTACTTGGATTAAAGATAATTTAGATTTTGACCAAATGATATGGGAATTTGGTAATGAAGATAATCCTGACTGGGTACACGTTTCTTATGTTAGTGAAGATAAAAACAGAAACAGAATATTAAAAGCTGTTAGAGACGAAGGTAAAACTAAATACATTGATATAACTAATGTCTGATAAAAAGAAATTTAAAGATACTACTGTAGGCAAATTATTGTTTGGCGCAGCTACAGTTATAAATCCTACATTAGGTAATGTTCTAAATGGTGTAAGTTCTCCAAAAGAAGCAATAGCTGAAATTACAAAAGCAAAAATACCAACTGAAGATAAAATCAAATTACAAACTTTAATATATGAACAACAAAACAAAGAGATGGAGGAGATTAGCACAAGATGGAAAGCAGATGCAAATAGTGACTCTTGGCTTTCTAAAAATGTTCGTCCTTTGGTTTTGGTTTGGTGTATTGTTGTATTTAGCTTTGCAGGGATTTTGGATAGTGTGGATTCTATTCCTTTTAATATTGGTACGACTTGGAATGATACATTTGAAAAAGTTATGATGGCTGTAGTATTAGCATACTTTGGTGGAAGAACAACAGAAAAAGCAAGTAGTATTATAAAAGGAAAATAATGGCTAAACTTGTAGTAAACAAATACAAATCTAACTCACGCAAAAGAAAAGGCATACACGCTAAATCTAAATCCAGTAAAGTAAAAACGTCAAAAAATTATTTAAAGCGTTATAAAGGGCAAGGAAAATAAAAATAAATGTATATATTTGACCTGCTTATAGCTAAACTTCAAGAACCTAATAAAGTTGGACGCTTGTTGGAACGGGTAATTAAATTATTTTCTTTTTCTAGCAGGGGCTTTTTCTTTTCTTTCTTTTTGTCCTTTTTCTTTCTTTTCTTTTTTATCTAAATTTTTATATATTTACGTTATGTTACAATTTATAATAGACAAAATATTAAACTACAAAACATATACCGACAAAATGAAGATAGACGCTTTATTAGAAATAGATTGTAACAACTACGCAAATTTAGGCAGCGATTCTACAAAAGCTGAAAAGCTAGAAGTTAAAAAACAAAGCAGACAAATATATAGAGCTATAAAAACTATTAACCCTGTTTGGGGAGAAAGATTTTTAAGAACTATGGATAAATGAGAAAAATATCTCGTAAAGGTCTTATAAACAAACTAGACAGAATATTTAGCGAATACATACGCAAAAGAGATGCAAATAAAAAAGGTATCTGTAAGTGCATAACTTGTCAAAGGGAATTTAAGTGGAACGAATTAGACGCAGGGCATTTTATATCTCGTAAAGAAATGTCAGTACGTTGGGACGAAAGAAACGTAGCCGCACAATGTCAATACTGTAATAGATTTAGATATGGTAGACAGTATCAGTTTAGTTTAGCATTAGACAAACAATCAAGAGGTCTTTCTAAACGACTTTATAATAAGTCAAAAGAAGTAGTAAAATACTCTATGAATGATTTGCACGAATTAGTTGATTTGTATAAAGAAAAATTGCATAAGGAAAATAAACGACTATCTTTGTAAGTTCTTATCAAGTAGGTAAGTGTTTTGTTTTTCAAGAAGGGGAGATTAATTTTTCCCCTTTTTTTGTTTTTATTTAAACTTTTTTTTAAAAGCTATTGTTTTATTAACTTTTTTTAATTAGTTTTATCAAACAAAACATTTACTATATGAATAGATTACAAAAATTACTTACAGAATCTGACTACAATTTATTAGTACACGTTACTAAATTATACAAGTCAGGAGACGTATCTGAAGCAACTTATTTAGATACGATAGCTACAATGATGGAAATAACAAAATTAAAACATTATGACCCTACATCTATCAAAAGAGGAATTTAACAGAGAAATTCAACGTCTACATAATAGAATAAACTTCTTGACTAGACACGTTCACAGACAAAACGAAGAAATCGAAAACTTAAAAATTAAGAACAGATTACTTCACGCAAAGAATGAAATCCTAGAGGATTTAGAAACTGAAACATATTTAGAAAACAAAAATTAATTATATTTATATTATGCAAAGTAAAATCACAGAAGTCAGACCTAAAGGGACTGCACAATTAAAACACGGTACGTTTACAAAAAGCGAAGTGTTTTTAGCAAATGGAAACTCTTATACATTTTTAAGTAAAGGAGATTTTAAAAAGAAAGTAGGAGACGTTATTGACTATGAAGTCACTAATGAAGAATACGGTACAGCAAAGCTAGTTTATAATCAAGACAAATCTAGCAACGATATTAATGACAGAATACGTTTTCAGGTCGCATTTAAAGGAGCGATAGAACTTGCTGCGTCAGGCAAAATTAAACTAGACGAAGTAGAACAATTTACTAACCAATTTAACGATTTATTAAAATGAAACTAACAGGAACGATTAAATATATAGCAGAAACAAAAGAGTTTGCAAATAACTTTAGAGTAAGGTCTTTAGTTCTTACAACTGATGACCAGTACCCTCAAACTTTACAATTAGAGTTTACAAAAGAAAAGACATACTTATTAGACGAATACAACGTGGGCGACAACGTAAGTATAGATATTAACTTGAGAGGTAGGGAATGGACAAGTCCTACAGGCGAAGTTAAATACTTTAATAGTATTATAGGTTGGAGAATTGAATCTAATACACCTATAGTAAAAGAAGTAAAGGAAGCTGTCACAGCAGCACAACAAAGTCCAGATAGAGAAACAGTAAACGATTTACCGTTTTAATGGAACAACAGATACGACAAATAACTAACCATTTAACTGAATTGCTAATAGCTAAAAATAAAGCATATGGCAATACAGCTCAAGACCCTATAAACATATTTTCACAGCTAGGCGCAGAAGAAGCAATTAAAGCTCGATTAGACGACAAGTTAATGAGAATAAAGAACAAGGGCATATATGACGAAACAGAAGATACGTTATATGATTTAGTTGGTTATTTAATTTTATTAATTTTAGTGAGAGATAAAAATAAATAAGATGCTAATAAACTTTGACGACCAGATTAATAAACTCCAAGATATTAGGACTGGTAAAATCAAAGAAGGTTTAAAATTAGGATTCCCGACTATAGACGAACATTTACGTTTTAAGTACGGGAATTTTAATATAGTATTAGGACACGCCAATTCTGGTAAAACTACACTTACTTTATTTTTTATGTTATTGTATTCAATTAAGCATAATATAAAGTGGCTTGTATATTCTAGTGAGAACGAACCGTATTCAATTATAAAGAAACTAATTGAATTTTTAGCAGTCAAACCTATAAACAAAATTACCGAAGATGAATTTAATAAACACAAAGAATTTGTATTCAATCATTTTAAGTTTATTGATATTAACGAGCTGCATACTTATAAGTCGCTTATTGACTTGGCTACTGTTATTAAAAATGCTTGGGAATATCAAGGATTTCTTATAGACCCTTATAATTCTTTATTAAAAGACAGAGATACGTTAAAAGGTATTTCAGGTCACGATTACGATTATCAAGCTACAAGCGAGTTTAGGGTATTCTGCAAAAAGCATAATGTTTCTATATGGCTTTGTACACAC